ATTTTTGCTAATGCATCACCGATACCTTCGTTGGCTAATTCGTCCATAAATTCAGGATCTAATCCACTTTCAATTAATGACAATCTTGCACTTAATGATCTAATAGATTCGGCTACAGGTTGTGGAGCTGCATTAGTACCTGGGAATTTAGGATCTGGTTGGAATTTAGGGAACACTCTGTCATATGCAGCTTGTGTTTCTGGACCGTAAATACCGTCAACTTTAAGGTGTTCACCGTTAGCATTTAACAATTCTTGCCATTTCATAATTTCAGGATTACCTTGTTTATGTACTGGACCGTGCGGATGTGGTTTAGGTTGTGGTTTTGGTCCCGGTGGTGGCATTGGACCTTGTCCGTTATCACCTGCTAATGCACTATACCCAGCCATGCCTGCAGCTAATCCTGCAATAGCAGCATTTCTTTTACCGCCTTTTTCTGCTGCTTTTTCAGCTCTACCGGCAAATTTATAGTTTTTACTATTACCAAGTTTACCTACATCCATACCGCCTTGAGCTGCAGCTTTTTCTGCATCAGCTGCTGCTATTTTTCCTGCATCTGCTGCAGCAGTGCCGCCCCATGCTGGTCCTGCACCTAGTTTACCTAACTGACTTACATCACCTGCACCTTGTGAAGTTGCACCTTGTAGCTTTCCCCACCCCATAGACGCATCATTAGCTGCTGCTTTTCCTAACGCGCTTGCATCATTGGCTGCTGTTCTGCCGAGTAATTTGCTGCCTACTTTCCCTATGGCACCAATTGCATCAACTTCGTTTAATTGAGGATTGTTAATACGTTCCAATGTATCGCGCATAGCTGCAATTGATTCAGCTACTGTTAATTGTTTCATTTCTGTACCTTCTTTAATGCCAAATTTTGCTTGTGCTGCTTTAGTTTTAGGCCCCATGATTCCGTCAACGCCGTCGTGGTTAAGACCGCTTGTACCTAAGTCAGCACCTTTAGCTTTTAATTGTTGTTGCAATGCCATGATATGATTAGTACCAGCATTACCTGCAGGATGCGGACCTACTGGAGTTTGTTGGGTACCTAACGTATGTGCATTAGCTGCATCAACTGCTTGTCCTGCAATATATCGTTTACCTACTACACCTGCAACACCTGCAAGACCTTTAGCTGCACCGCCCGGAGCTACAAAACTTCCAGCTAAGTCACCACCACCGTATAACCATGGACTTCTTTCTTCGGCTTCTTTATTAGCAGCAAGTTCCCCTGCTAGTTCGTCTTTATATTTGGTTCCTTTAACTAAACTTTTAACTCCAGCATTAATATTGCTACCAGTACCCCATGTGGCACCGTTCCATACACCGCGTCCGAGGTCTCCTGCGTCGCTTGCAAGATCTTCATTTAATTGTTCATAACCAAAGCTGTCAAGTAATGCGTTAGCCATACCGTATGATTCTTTTACAGCAGTAGGTGCATTTTGTAATGCCATTCCTTTTGTAATTGCATCATTTGCCATTTTTGTTATATTACCGGGATCTGCCATGCCAGCACTTGCATCTTTCATACTAGTTTGAATGTTGTTTAGTGTATTAGCAATATTTGGAGGAGTAATAGCATTGGCAGCTGCTGCATTTGCACCAGGTGATCCTAAGCTATTAGCTGCTAAGTTTTTATCAGCGCGTTTTTTACGTAATTCTAAAATTTTATTAAACAAGTCCATCATTTGTTTAATTTTATCATGTAACGCATCTGCATCACCTGAAATTTGAGAACTTTGACTAACTAAGTCCGCGTTTGCTTTTTTAAAGGTGTCTTCGTTGTCAAACCAACCTGCCTGCGGCAATCTAGCGTTTTTAGGCAATAGACCAGCTGCTGATAATTTTTGCGCAATTTCAAATGGTACTTCATCGTCTACTTCGCCTTCGTTTGAAATATAATTTCCATTTACTGGATCAACTAATCCTTCTAAACCGTTTTCTTTAGCTAATTGTGCTAATTTTGGTATTCTTACCTTATCATCTTGTTCATACCCTGATGTTACTGCAATGATTGCAGATAGGGTTAACCCTTCAGCCAACATTCCATTATTAATGTTGTCTAGTTTATTCATTAAATCTCTAAAATTCATTAGTCTTCCTCTGGAGGTCCTATTAGTTGCTGATCGCCAACTATCTGATCATAATTGTCCATTGTTAGCACCTCACCTGTGGCACTTAACTTAATTAACATGTCTGCTACATTATGCAAATCCATATCGGTTTGAGCATCTTCTCTAGCATATTCAAGTAATCGAATAAGCAACGGAATGTCTACTGTAACTACATCTTGAGGATTTTCAGCAGATTCTTCATATTGTCCCATACCTGGTCCGGCACCAGGATCATATCCCATGCTATGTCCGTCTAACGATTCGCCCATTACTTTATATGCAATGTATTGTGCATACTGATTAATCTCTGCTTTCTTTGCATAATGCACTTGTTCTTGTTCTGCAGATGCTTCGGCCATGTATTGTTTAAGTAACGAAGGTCTAGATGTTTTTTTAGTTAATTCATTAGCAACCGGGGTAGCATAGTGTTGCATTGCCATTTGTACAGGCAATGCAACTTTATGTGGGGTAGCTCCTTCTGTTACAATCGACATAAATTTCTTTATGTCGTTAGTATCTTCTATAGGTGCAGATGTTTTAACTGAATCCATTGCCTGTAGAATTTGCTTCATATCCATGATTATCTAATCACTCGTAAAGTAAGTTCTCTTAAACGTGTTAATTCGATTGATTCTTTTACACATTCTTTTTCTTTTGAAGCTTTAATTGCTTTATCAACAGAACCTTTATGTTCGTCTTTTCCAGATTCAATTTTGCCATCACCGTCGTAGTCTTTATCAGCTTTTTGTTTAGCAGACTCTTTGACATTTTTCCACATAGTGGCAGCGGCAGCTTTTTTACCTTCGTAAAACGATTCATCAGTTTTGGTTTCTTTTTTGCTAGCATATGGATTACCAGTATCTTGATTGTTTACTTTTGATTTAGGTTTGCTTTCTGCACTGTCTTTTTTCTCGCTTGATGAGTCGTTGCTGTCTTTTTTAGGAGCTTTTGATTCTTCACTATCTTTTTTAGGAGCTGATTTTTTAGGAGCTGATTTTTTAGGAGCTTCTGATTCTTCGCTAGTAGGTTTGCTTTTCTCTTTGTCTAAAACTTTTTTAAATGCATCACCATTGCCGCCTTTTTTGTCATTTTTTTTAGCAAATGGATTGTTACCTTTTTTGTCAGCTACTGCACTTGGTTTTTTAACTGGAGAAATTTCTTCTTCAAATTCGTTGCGGTCATCAATACCATTATGGTTTTCATCTCTGAATTTTTTATCAATAAAGTTATGCAATGTTTTATGTTTTTGTACTAATTTTTTAGTGCGTTCTGGGAGTGGTTGTTCAACCATTCCAGTACCGCCACATTCAGTACATGCATGCTGAACGCCTTCGCGTATTACTGAATTATTAAGTCTGTTAGCTTGGCTAATTTTAATAACAGCAAGTTGTTTTTTACCTTCTAAAATCATATTTCTAATTTCACGTTTTTGGCTTTCTGAATAAACATCGCTGTTTTCTAATTTTTCGCCATATTCGCTAAATTTCATTTCATATTCTAAGTAATGATAGACTGACGAAATATAATCTGCAGCTTTAGTAATTTTTGCTTGAACCCAAGATTCAAACTGATCTTCGTCTTCAATTTTTTTAAATAGTTTAACGCTGTATTTTGCTAACTTAAACAAGTCAGCTTTTACCATTGCGCCTTCGTCATCATGGTCAACTTGGTGTTCTGATGGGACTTCGTGTTGGTTAATTTCAACGTCTGGTGTTTGTAAATCAAATTTTGGTAACTCTACTTCGAGTCCTGCAAATTCTGAAAGGTTTTTTCTATTTTTCATGGTAAACTCCGTTATAGTATATTTAGCCTCTTTTAATACTTCCGCTGCCAAATAAGTTATCCATGTCGGCGCCGTTCTTAGCAGTGCCGTCTGGATTTTTAGGTTGTACTACTTTTGGTTGTGGCGGCGCTTTAGTTCCACTTCCTGTGGCCATACTACCAGTGTATGACTTTTTGCCCCTTGCTTTTCCTGGGCTAATATGTGGATTAACTACTGTTCCTATACTTGAAGAACTAGTAGCTCCTGCTGATGCAGTTTCTGATATAATGTCTAAAATTCTCATAATGGTTTACTCCATAGTTCAAACCATGCAGGAGTTCCGGGTTTGATATTATTTTCACGTTGATATTTGCCGCGTTCGTCACCGAACGATTGTTGTTTTTGATTAGCGCGATATTCGTGTAATCGTGCATCTGCACCTAATCCGCCTAAATGATGAGCAATTTTTAATTCTTGTATTGGGTCGTCGGTCGCAAGAAAACAGTCATCAGGACTGTCTTGTAGTATATTTTCAGATGTTATTCTATACTGTTTCACATTTATACCCCATACTTATTTCTTTTTACGGTAGCTACAGGACTTATTGTGTAAGTATTTTGATTTTCAAAGCTGTCTTTAGAAGTTAGTTTTTTACTTTTTAAACCTAAATTCTTTTTACTGTTATCAATAATCTGTTGTTCAGCATCGGTGTATGCAAGTGTAGCCATTTGGTTGCCAACTGGTCCTGATGGATCATACGGTTGATCTTGAGATCCCCTTGCCATGTCAACACCAAATCTATACATAGTATAATATGAATTTTTATCAGTATATGTTTCCATACCTTTTATAGCTGTTTGAAACTGATCGTGTACTTTTCCTGACTTAGATTGTTTCTTTGTATTCTCACCGATACCTGCAGTACTGCTGTTATCATCTTCACGTAGAATATCGTATACTTTCATTTTAAATCCCGTAACGATTTCGTTTCTTATTAGCAACTGGGCTAGTTTTATTAATGTCTGGTAGTTCGCATGATTTTTTAGACGAACTCATTGATTTACTACTAAATCCCATTTTCTTTGCAGCAGATTGTAGAATCAGTTCGTCACCGTCTGTATAAGACATTGTAATAAAATTCCCACCAACCGGTCCTTCTTTTTCAACAAAGTTGTCAGGCGAACCTGCTAATGACATTCCAAATCTATATGCATGATATGGGTTGTTATTATTGTTTAATGCTGGCCATGACGTCATACCGGGTGATGCCTTAAGCGCACCCTTGCGTAATTTTGCTTCTTGTAATACAGCAGCTTGCATTTCTTGTAATGCAATCTCGAATTCTCGTATATCTTCGTTTGTATATCGTTTCATTTCTCATTCCATTGTGCAGTTCATTCCCTCTCTAGTTGCTTGGTATAATGTTTTACCACAAACTGTGATATCTTCACTTACTCCAGTTATTAGTTGGAAATTAATTTTGTCACCTAATTTAGCATATTCGCGTGCTAATGTACCGCTAGCGTTATTAGTAGAGTCTTTACGATCTCCACTGCTAACAAAGTTTAATACTACATATTCTCTACCATTTGGACCACGCGCATAATCAGTAGTACGTGACGGACCGCTATTCCAATTATTCAGAGCGGTTTCTAAACTTCTATTACCTGGTCCTAATCTATCACTACCTGCAATAAATGTCATATGTCTGTAACCTCTATCATATAACCAACATGCAGCTTGCCATGGATCTCTTACATATTCTGTTACCATAAAATTAGAATAATCAGGATGTATTTTTTTAATAAATTCAGTTTTAACTTCATAATCTAATGGATCACTTTTTGGATCATGTTTGTTACTTGCAAATATATAAGCATGTTCTTTTCCAAGTTCTACAGTTTGTTGTATAACTTTTTTATGTCCAACTGTAGGAGGATTCATTCTACCAAAACAAAAAGTTGCCATTGACATATTACTTTTTGTTTCAATTTCTTCAACCGACACTTTGTATTTAGAAAAGTTGGCGCGGCTAAATTCTAATCTATTAATAATTTTTAACTTAGTGTTACCCGCGCCTGTAACGTAACCTTCGTGACTTATAATACTATTTATTATAGGATGCACTGCACTGTGAACTTGTTGTTGATCAATTTGCTGTTTTATATCTAATTTAAGTTTAGATATTGCACTCCAAATTTCCCACAGTCCTATTAATCCTTTATAAATGTCTATGTGAAATCTTCCGGCTGGGGTACATAGTTTTTCTGTAACAGATTTAGTAAATCTTGGAGTAGCAAATTTGATAAATCTATTAACAATATTTGTTTCTAAATCTTCAGATTCGATCATACTTGTAATAAACGGGCCTATTGCGTTAAGTACACATTTACATTTAGTTGTAGTTATTTTGCTGATAGCCACGTCTACAGCGTTGCTGTGTGTTGCAATAGCTTGTTGTGCATTTAATAATAGTGTGCTGTTTATTACAATACTTGGCTTGTTAGTCATTTCAGTTGCAATAAACGTAATGTCTTTACATTCTGAAAACCCGTTAAATCCAGTAATTGGTTCGTCTTCTGCTGTTAAACCGGGAAAGAATGTATGCACTGCAATGCCGCCAACACTATTAGCAATTACGTTCCCTAACTCACTATGGTGTTTAACTCTATATTCGACAGTATTAGGTTTAAAGACAAATGAATTGTTAATACTAGCCGGAAGTCCTGCCCATAGCAAGTCGCCCATATAATACGTATTAGTTACGTTTGGAATAATTTTTTCTAATGCAGGACGTAGGATGTCTTCTTTGTCCCATAGATCACTACGATTAGCGTTGCGAGTAGCATCATAATCTCTAATGGTAGTAAAGTTGAGTTTGCCAGCGGCAATTTGTTTGAACATGTGTTTGTCAACAAACACTAATGTGCCATTATTATCTCGTCCAAAAACTATTGCAGGAAAGCCATCCCATTTAATAGTTAATGTATTAGTGTTATAAGAAAGACTAGTTAATTCATTAACTGCTCGTTGGGCACCTTTAGATCCCTCACTAATGATAAGATCTTCAGGGTGTGCAATTCCTGCCATATTGTTACCTATATAATAATGTTAAGTGTGATCGTATTGTCCGTCTTCCATATCTTTAGATATTTGATCAAAAAGTTTTTTGCATACATCTCTCCAAACTTTAGTATCAAGAGTTGACGGTAATTCACGAATTGGATATTTCTTAATATACTGTTTATAACCTTTTGCTACTGCAGATTTAAAAATAGTATATTTAGTCTCTTCATCTGCTTTCTGTTTATCAATAAACACATGTACTGCAGGTAAGAGACAACGGCGGTAAACGTCGTCGTCGTTGTTTAAAAAGAAAACTAAATCATCAATTAAATCGTAATCGATGTCATTACCGTCTTCAGTTTGTTTAATAAATTCTTCACTTTTAAAGTGAGCATTTTCAAGTAGGTCTGTAATACGCATTGTTAAATTCCATGTTATTAGTATATTTATACTAATTAAGAATCCTCTCAACAGTTAAATTAACATTACCTAAGTGTATTCTTACAAACAATAAATTACGTTCTCCTGTAACATATAACTGTGTACCAGAATTGTATATTCCTGGAGATTCTAAATTAGATTTAGTTCTTGGTTGTAATCTAATGTTTTTATTACCTTCTGCCCATTCTACAAATTCTGTATTAACTTTAGTAACACTTCCTAAAGTAACACGAAATTCATACGGGACTTCTGGCATATACACCATTCCTGGTTGCAAATCATCTGGTGGTAATCCAATTGAAACAATTAATTCTTCTGGAATCATATCTCGTATTGCTTCTATGTCACTATAATTGTTTGTATAAAAATGCAACCTTGGTTGTTCGTACCGTGTTGCAAAATCCTCCATAGTCATAACATACTCGTAAAGTTGCGGAAGGATTTCAAGCTCTCCACGTAACGGTTGCCGCATAGTCGTAGTACTTTGATTCATTGCAACAGTAAATGCGTTCGTGTAACGACGTTTATCTTTACCTCGAAACACTACGCCGTGATAGAGGCGAAGTACAATATTGTACTTGTACACGCCTCTATAGAATTTCTTAACAGTGTTATACATCGGCATCGTTAACTTCAAACATTTTATCAAATGTAATTGTTTGTACCTTAGGTGTTTTAGGTTTAGCAATGAGTGTAATCTTATCATCAGTTACACTAATAGTTAACCAGCCACCGTTTTTAAGATCACCAAATAACATCATTTTAGCAAGATCGCGTTTGATTTCTTTATCAATTACACGATGTAACGGTCTAGCACCCATCTTAGGATCAAATCCTTTTTCTAGTAACCAGTTAGTTGCAGCCTTGTCAATCTTAATACGAATACCTTTGTCTTTAACTTGTTCACGTACTTCGTCGATGAATTTGTTAATAACCTTAACCATGGAGTCTTTGCTTAGTTTATTAAACGTAATAACCCCGTCTAATCTGTTACGGAACTCAGGTGATAAAAACTTTTTAAGATCTGCATCTGAATAGTCTTTTTCTTGAGTACCAAAGCCGATTTGATTCTTTTCTGCAGTCTGTGCACCGGCGTTTGTAGTTAAAATTAGTACAATATGGCGACAATCGGCTTGTTTACCATTAGACCCTGTAACAAATCCGTTGTCCATCATTTGTAGTAATACTGTTGATACGTCTGGATGTGACTTTTCAATCTCATCAAACAGTAATACAGCGTTAGGATTCTCTTGAATCTGTGTAATCAACAGGCCTGCATTGTCTTCAAAGCCTACATAACCTGGAGGACTACCAATCAACTTGCTAATACTATGTTTTTCTTGGTACTCTGACATGTCAAACCGTATTAATTTAGTGTTTAAGTGTTTAGCTAGAGCTTTAGCAGTCTCGGTTTTACCACAACCAGTAGGCCCCATAAACACAAAACTACCAATTGGCTTGTTTTCGGGCTTCAAACCAGCTTGGGCAACCATAATCTTGTCAACAATTTCAGTTAATGCAGTGTCTTGACCATATACTTCGGCTTCTAACTTCTCTTGTAACGTCACTAACGACGTAGTTTCAGTCTGCATAATCTGTTCAACTGGCATGTTAAGCATTTTAGCCAGTTCAAACTGGATTTCAGCCTCAGCTACTACTCGATCAGTTGCAAGTTTTAGGTTAAACCTCGAACATGCGCAATCAATTAAGTCAATAGCCTTATCTGGTAACTTTTTGTCTGCTTGGTACTTTACAGATAGCTTAATTGCTGCTTGTAATGCATCGTCTTTAATTTTAAGTTTGTGATGCCCTTCGTAATACTTCTTAATACCTTTAAGAATCTGTAAAGTCATCTCTTGTGTAGGCTCATCAACTGTAATTCGTTGGAATCTACGCATTAATGCACGATCTTTCTCAAAGTGTTTACGATATTCATCCCATGTAGTGCTTGCAATAACTTTAATGTTACCTTTACTAAGGGCAGGCTTCATCATATTAGCTAAATCATTAGATGAATTACCCGATGCCCCTGCACCACTAATCATATGTGCTTCATCAATAAACAATACGCATTTACCAAGTTTCTGTAATGACTTAATAACAGCTTTAAATCGTTCTTCAAAGTCGCCTCGGTACTTAGAACCAGCTAACATAGCAGCGATGTCTAGATTGTATACTGTGTAGTCTATTAAAAACTCCGGAACTGAGCCATTTACAATATTAAATGCAAGACCTTCAGCAATTGCAGTCTTACCTACACCAGGATCACCTACCATAATAACATTGTTTTTGCTACGACGCCCTAGTGCTAATGCAATATGTTCAAGTTCGTCAACACGACCAATAACCGGATCAATCTTGTTATTTTTAACTTCATCATTTAAGTTAGTAGTGTATGCTTGTAATGCTTTATTATTAACAGGCGATGATTTAACTGATTCAGCAGTGGGATCGTCGTCATCTAACACATTAACTAAGTATTCATTAAACTTTTCTTTAGTAATATTTACTTGCGATACATAATAGAATGCCCATGACCGTTTTTCACCTAACATTGCTAGGAAAAAATCAACCGGCTGTATCTTTTGACCACCATTAAACAATACTTGCGTAAATGCACGATTTAATGAACGTTCAACTGCTTGTGTTTTTTTAGGTTTAACTACTACTTCTGTAGTAGTTATCTCGTGACACTTAGTTTGAAGATGTTCTAATACTACATTTTTAAGGAAAACAATATCTGCGCCATATCCTTGAATAGTATTAGCAAAATGCTCATCTTCCATAAGCATTGAAAATAACACATGTTCAAGCGTAACATATTCGTGATGCATATTTTTTGCAGCAGTAATTGCTTTGTCAAAGATTGTTTGTAGTGTATCGCTTGGTTCAACCATAGTAGTAGCTCCTTGTAGTTGTAAATAAAGTTATATTATACACTATTTTATAATAATGTCAAGCAAGTTGGCTTTGTATTTGCTGCAATTGTGCTACTAATGCTGGATCTGTTACTAAACACGGAGCAATTTTAATAACCGTAACAAATCTTCCAGTTTGTTTGCTGTGTAGATTTGTAAAACCGGCACCTGCTTTAGCAAACTCTGTGCCTGTTTCGACACCTGGTCTAATTGTTACTTGAATAGTGTTGCCTGTAATAGTCTTAACGTCTTTGATACACCCGATCATTGCTTCAATTGGTGAAATATGCAACGTTGTGTATACATCGTTGCCTTCTCTTCTAAAATTAGGATCAGGAATAACATGAACAGTTACATTAAGGTTTCCTCTTTGTATATTAGGAATAGAATCATCTCCTAACCCGTTATATCTAATAGTATCACCGTGATCAATACCAGCCGGAACGTTTATTGTTACGGTTTGTGGTCGTCCACTTGGCATATTAAATGTTGCATCAACTTGTTTTCCATTGTACGATTCAACCAGCGTTACTTGTACTTGTAGATTTAAATCTCTATTTCGTTGTTGCTGTCTAAATCCATTTCCAAACATATTTGTAAAATGTGCATGTTGGCCAAACATGTCATTCATATCAAAGTGGAAATGTTGTCCTCCGCCGTGGAATCCTCCAAATGGATTGCTATTTTGTTGCATATCGTATTCTTGGCGTTTTTGTGGATCACTTAACGTATCATATGCTACTGATATATCTTTAAATGTTGCCTGGTCTCCACCTTTGTCCGGATGGTGCTTGTTAGCTAATGAACGATATGCTTTTTTAATATCGTCTTGTGATGCGTCTTTGGACACACCTAATTTTGAATAAAAGTCTGTCATGGTTAATTTCTCATAAAAAAGGTCAGTTTGTACAGTAATTATACTATACAATAACTGACCTGTCAAGATTTTGATTATTTGTGTTTTTTAACTACTTTTTTTGGAGTTGGTTTCACAACTGCTTTTTTAGGTGGAACTTTTTTACCTTCAAATTTCTTATGAACTTTGATAGTTTTGCATTGTTTCTTACCTTTTACAGTTTTGCAAACTTCTTTAGTAGTTGGGCCTACATGGCCTTCTTCATGATTAGCATATGCAACTGGTGAAGCTGCTAACATGCCAATAATAATTAATGATAAAAGTTTTTTCATAATGTTTCCTTAAATTGGTTCATCTGATTTTGGAATTGGTTTTGCCATCGGTCTTTTTCTAACAGGTGCAGGAGCTTCTTCAACTACTGGTGCTGGAGCAGGTGCTGGCGGTACATATACCGGTGCAGGTGCTGGTGCATAAACTGGAGCCGGTGCAGGTGCATAAACTGGAGCCGGAGCTGGTGGTTCTTGCGGTGCCGGCATGAAACTACCCATTCCAGGTAAACTTGGTGTGTTAATTTTTTCTTGTGTACGACCGTGAGCTGAAATACCTAATACAACACCCATTGCAATGTGATAAAGACCACCACCTTGTAATGTTAATGGTTGCCACATGTCTAAGTTTTGACCGGGGTTGTAGTATTGTAAAATATTGTATAAAATTGGTCCTAATACGAAGTCAAACAAACATGTAATCATGTAAGTCATTGCCATCATTGGGCGCCAGTATTTTGTCATAAAATCCTCTTTATTTTCTTCCATTTACGTTCCTTGTATTTAAATTGCTTTTGCTGCTGTTGATGCAATTGTGATTGCAGTGTTTATAATTTTGTTTAATTCAGTTTGTGCGCTAAGTGCTGCTGCATCTTCAATAATAATGCCAGTTGTAGAAATGTCTTGTAACAATTCTTCATATTCAGAAGCACTAATAACACCGTTTTGAAAGTCTTCAGTTAATCCTTTAAGTTCTGCTGCTGCATCTGCAAGAGCATGACTTTTAACAGTGTCGTATCCGCTTAAACTATTTAAAATATCTTGTGTACTCATCGTGGTTTACTCCCTATAGTTTGGGCAATTGTACTTGCCGCTTTTGTTAAAATATCCATTTTCTGTTTACAATAAGCTTCACTTATTTTTTCTGTTTTATGATACCGCACATGCAACGGCTCCGTTAAATCCATTAACGATTCCGATAGTTTTATAGTTGCTTTGTTTTCTGGTATAAATTCAGCATAGTTTTTAAATTCCATACTTTTTAAATATATACGATCTACAATTGGAACCATTTGTTGTTGATTACCACAAAATTCTGCGCTTATTTGAGAAAGACTGCGAACGTCATTAATCAGTTGATATTCATTTTCATCAAATTTAGCCATAAAATATGCATCCATTGCTGCACAACCGGATAGCATACTAAGTATAATAATTGCTAATACTTTTTTCATTTTACGTCCTCATATATTTTCTTTTGTTGTTTGTACCAATCTTGCCAGGCAAGATATCGTTCTCGTAACTCATAGTAAGAACCGTAATTCTCACTAGCATTGTCTAATATATCACTTAATTCTGGTTTAGTTTGAGATAATGTCTTTAACGTTGGTGCTGGCTCCATCAAGGACGGAGGTACCTGCGGGAAGCTCATTGTTAACGGCACTGTTGTAGAGCACCCTTGCAACATCAGGAACAGTACATTTGGCATTAATAATCTCTTTGTGTTCTTGAATAATTTTTTTGGTTGCATATACTTTTTCCTTAATAACTTTTACTTTTTCCACTACACGAGTTTCAATTTGGATATTAACCTCTTTTGATTGGGCTTCTGCTACAGCTATTTTTTGTTCAAGTTCTGCTACACGGTTACGCCATTCCATTTCAACACCATAACCACCTTTAAAGTAAACTCCTACAACTAGTAAAAATGTTGACAGTATATTTAACAATAGCTTGTAATGATTTAAAAATGGAATGAACTTAATAAAAAATCCTGCTATAGTACCGATAGCACCTAATAGCAGGATTGTATTAACCGCCCAAAGTAAATATGAATCAGGGAGGAAATGTAAGATAAACATTATGCACTCAATACTTTCATTGCGTTAGCATAATGATGTTTGCGATCTTCAAGTCCAATAGTGCCACCATTAATACGTTTTGTAAGTGTAACAATGTCACCTTTGTCAGCCCATTGATTTAAGTTATTAGTTTCCCAAAACCAACAAGCACTTTGCACAGCGCCTTCAAATGTTTCTAAGTATTCAATAGCTTCATCAATATCCATTTCTAAGCTTTCAGAAAAACGTGTATAGTTGTCTTTACCTGTTAATTGAATAAGACCACGTCCGCAGAATTTATATCCTTCGCCTGTAGATTCGTCACCGTTACCCATACGTCCACCGTACACTTTGCTAGCAATTTTTTCTGGTTTACCTGCATAAGATTCTGCTAATGCTGCATTTGGAAAGTATTTAGGAAATACTTTTTGCAAGGTAACTGCTTTGTAGTTCAAGTTTTCTTTTAATGCAGTGTAGTTACCACTTTCATGTGCAGTTTGCGCAAGGAATGCTGCGACGCGTTCTGGTGTGTTAATATCGTATTCTGGTAAGATAGACGATAACGCATCATACCATTCTGAAATGTATGAGTTACCTGGAATAATTTTTGCTAAGTGTGCTTCTGTAAATGTGAATGCCATTATTTTTTCTCCAATGCAACAGCCCATCCGCTGTTTTCAAATATAAATGTATTACCAACTTTGGTAATATTGTAGTTGCCAATGCGTTTTGTAAAGTACATTACTTCTGCAATTGCACTTCCTTCTAACACAATTGGACCTTGTATTTCGTTATAAACTGTTTGTTTAGGTCCACTAGTAATAATATCAAATTTTAATGAATCACTCCATTGATTTTTAAATGAAATTGATTCGTCGAGTACTGTAACTTCTGAGAAACTCTCTTTAAAGAAGTTACTAAAGTTATCTAACCCGTGTTTTTTAGTTGCTTCTTCGTAGTCTTCTTGATTACAAGGAATATGTTTAGTTAAGTTCTTTAAATTTGCATCATAACTCTTAAAACTTTTAAAGTATCTAAATTTCATATCTGGTATACTTGTTAATTTCTCAATACCAGATATTAATTCTAAAATAATCTCAGGAGCATGTCTAGTGCGCTCAATTTCAATAAAAACTTTATAATTTCCGTCATCTGTTTCGCCTGGACTAACATCTGCATCTAATACAAAGTCGTAGCCCATTTCAACAAAATTTTCTAAATCTTTTGCAGGATCTTCGTGATCAACAGTAAATGATAAGACAATAACGTCTTCATCATCTCCAATTTTACTTTTATATGAATCAATTTCAAAAATCCGATTCACTAAATTCTTAAGATCGTTTGCGTGTAACCTTTCTGTAATAATCATTGTAATCCTTACATTGGAGCTGCTGGAGGCATACCGCCGCCTGCTGGAGGCATACCTGGTGCACCTGCTGGAGCTGCTGGAGGCATACCTGGTGCACCTGCTGGAGCTGCTGGAGTAGGTGTTCCTTGTTGCGGTGCAGTGTCGGTCTCTCTATTTTCATTTTTTAATTTATCCATATAGCCTTTATACATATCAAATGCTAATTTTTTTGGCATTTGCATTTCTACAATCCAAATTGGATGTCTGTCTAATTTACCTTTTTTAGTACCTGGGCGTATATCGTCTGGTGACTTAATTGGGCGAGGATCAATAAGATGAGATTTTTGATACTTAACTTTGCATCCTAGATCTACTAATCGTTTACCGCCATCTGGATCGGGCATTTTATCTTTTGGCCACATAAATCCAACAGTAATCCAATGCCGATCAACTTTTGGACCATAGGCCAATTCACCATCTTCCCAATTTTTATAAACATACAAATCTAATTCGTCAAGTACTCGTTCAAAGTCTTTTAATACTGCTAAACTTGAATTGTTCTCGTATAGAGTTTGAATGTTTTTAATAATATCTAATACATCCGTTGCCATAATAATATCCTAAAACGTTTACACTTATTTATCCTGGTTTAAAATCAACCGGTATTTCTTTATATTTGCATATGATCTATTAAATAACTGTGTAGTAGTCATGTCGCTGTGGTTACTACCATTCTAACACAATCTAGGAGTTATACTATATGGCCCAAAAACGAGTACAAAAACGTTTCACATCGCAAGTTAACATAGTTGAGTTTCAACAACCAAAATTGATTAAACCAAAAAGATACAGCGTAACATTAAACCCGCGAAACCAAAGTCAGAAAGAATATGTCGCAATGCTACAAGATGAAGATACTAGCATTGTGTTTGCAGTTGGACCGGCAGGTACAGGGAAAACAATGTTAGCAGTTCAAAATGGGATTAAATTATTTCAAGAAGGGTTAATAGATAAGATTATTGTAACTAGACCAGCAGTATCGGTAGATGAAGAATTAGGGTTCTTACCAGGCACATTAAATGAAAAGATGGCGCCATGGACAAGACCTATTTTTGATGTATTCGGAGAGTATTACCATCAGACAGATATTGCAAAATTTCTAGCTGAAGGTGATATTGAAATCAGTCCACTAAGTTATATGAGAGGGAGAACGTTTAAAAATGCTTATATCATTTTTGACGAGGCTCAAAATACTACACCTAATCAAATGAAGATGGCTCTTACTAGATTAGGGGAAAATTCACGTATGGTTGTAACAGGGGATTTAGCTCAAGCTGATCGCTTGCATGATAACGGATTATTGGAGTTTATCGATAGATTAGATAAAAATAAAACGGCATTAAGCCATATTGAGGTTGCGTACTTTACGCATAAGGATATTGAACGACATAGTGCTGTGAAGGAGGTTTTAGCACTCTACGGGGAAAGTTAGAAGTTTTAAAATAGAACTAGCAGCTGACTAGTTCAGCTGCTATTTTTATAGTTTTTCAACAGTAATACCACATTTTTGTAAAAATTCAATACCATCTACATTACGATATGCTTCGGTATAGTATACTTCAGTTATACCAGTTTGATATATTCCTTTAGCACATTCCATGCAAGGCGAATGGGTAATAAAGATAGCTGCACCTTTACCAGATTCAGTTGAACTTGCTAGTTTCATAAGTGCATTCATTTCTGCATGAATAACTTCTGATTTAGTTTTAAGTTGAACAGATCCATCCTGAAAATTAATAATTTCAAGTTCGCATACATTATCCCATCCCGTAGGAGTACCATTGTAGCCAAGACTAATAATTCTATCGTCTTTAACTACAACAGCACCAACTTTAAGCTTAATTGCGGAACTTAATTCCGCAAATACATAAGCTGTTTTCATAAAAGCCTGTTTAAACTTGGCTTTCATTTTATTCCAATCATTGGTACTGAACTGTTTGGTAACATAGTAACAGGTAACACACCGTTCCATTTTTCTATGGCATTAAGTTCTGCTACACCTGGATTGTTCTTAACAGCCTCACCTTTTAAATGAATAGCTTTAGCTTCAGCTTCAGCTACGAGTAGGCGTGCTTGAGCTTCACCATCTGCTTGTGCAATAGCAATTGCAGCTTGTGCTTTAGCAGTTTCAACTTGGTTCTGACGTGTGATTGCTTGTTGCGATGCACCAATCTTTTCATTAATTGCAGCAGTTACAGTCTCTGGCAATCTAATATCACCAACCCAAGATAAGTGATCTAACACAATACCGTATGATTCAACTTCAGCACGAACACGATGTTCAGCAGCTTTAATTAAATCTGATTTACCTTCACCGTAAACAGAGTCAATTGACTTAGTAGATGACTCAGTGTTAATTGCATCACGCACTAAATTACGCAAATAAACGTGTGTGATTTCATCAATACCTTTGCGATATTTTTGGAATAACACTGGAATTTTATCTGGTTGTAATGTGTAAGTAATACCAATATCTGCGTTTACAGACAGGCCTTCTTTAGTTTGGAATGTAATTGACTCATCTTCGTTACGACCTTCATTACGAGATCTTGTCCATGTATAGTTTTGCATAAATGTTGGGAACGTATACAGTTGTTCATTTATACCAATCCAATAACGTCCTGGAGTTAATTGCTCAGTGTCAACACCTTTATCACCGCCTAGTAAATGTACTTTAATGCCTACTTCGCCTACATTAACATTTGAACAGCCAGAAAGTACAGTAGCCATTGCTGCAACTAATAGTAATTTATTCATTATTTTACCTCCTTAAAAAGTTCGTCAACGGGTTTAACTGCATCCTTCCATAATTTGTAAATTACAATCGGATCAATGATTAATAAAATAAACCAACCTAGTGTAAATTCCCACCATTCGTTTGATGACATGTAGTACGGTAGTACAAAAATAAACTGTAGTAGAAAGAATAATAATACAGCTAGCACCTTAAAAT